CTTCTTCAAATATAGGAATCCGAGCAGAAGTCGTAGTGCCCGCCGCCGCTGGTTTCAAGTTCCGGAGGTGGGGCTGAATTGAAGCTCTTGACCGCAGCCTTCGACGACACGGCGCGTTGTTCGATTACCTGCAACAAGCTCTGCGGGATCTTCTTCATGATTTCCGCGTATGGCGCAAGTTCCCACGCGAGCCCCCAGCGCAACGCCAACGCATAGCCGGGAGGGAACCCGTACTGCGTATCGAGATCCGCAAAGCCCGAGAGCGTCCCCCAGGACTGCAACGCCAGGGACTGCCCCGCGGCCGGCGCCGGGTGGATGCGAACGTTCACGTTCGGGTACGCCGAGTCGATAGCGATGCCACACCGCGGGCTGCAATCGTGCCACGTGGAACGTAGTGTCAACTGTTGACAGTTTCCATCGGCGCAGCCGCACCCGCAATCGCACGCAACCAGTGCCGCACTCACTACCCGCTGCGGGCGCTCCCCGCTCAGCGTTCCGCCCGGCCCCAGCGTGTATGAACCCACGCCAGCGGTCAACGGGTATATGTTGCGCTCGAGGGCCGGGATCATCAGGGATTCGGTGTTCCAGCTATCGACCATATCGTTCAAGAGCCCGAAGGCGTCCTCGTGCCCTTCGGGGCTGGTCTGCTGGCCTGGACGCAGCACACCCAATGCGCGGTAGGCATCGTAGATCAGACGTCGTGCGGTAACGCTGCCCGCAGTACCGGAACCGCCGGTACCGCCCCAGATGCTCGAATTCCACAGAACCGTATTAAATTGAGACATTATGCCAACCGCGCTAAAGCGATACCGTTGGGGAACCGCACTTGTCCTGGCCTTGTTATCCGTCTTCGACCGCTGTGAAACGTTCGTCCGTAAGCTGTCTTCGCTTTAGCGCTTCTTCGCTTTAGCGCCACTATTTCACCAGGTTCCATAACGTGCCGTCATGGATCGCGTGCAACGTCTCCCCGTTGCCGAGGCTGACCGTGTTCCGGAATCCCGTCCCGCCGCCACCACCCGCGTTGAAGGCCTTGGCGCCGGTGCCGTCGGTCTTGATCAGGTAGATTTCCCGCCCTTTCCAGACGGGTTGCAGCGCCGTCACCGCCACGGTGCCGGTCACGGCGTACATGCACCCGGCCGTGTCGTCGAGCAGGAACAGCCCCCCACCCATATCGGTGACTTTATAGAGCGTGCCCGAATCGGGAACATTGTCCCGGATCACGAAGTTCCGCCCGCCGCCCGCAATCGCTCCGGGGCCGACAATCGTCATCACTACCCCGCCGGCCGAGGTGGAGCACCCGTTGATCCGGTTCCCGGTGATCACCAGGTTGTCATATGGTCCTGAAAACCCGCTGTTGTAGCCGAGGTTGATGCCGGCCCGCATCCGGTAGCCGGCGACGGTGCTTCCGAAAAAGTTGTTGGTGATGGTCAGCCCGCTGGGGCTGTTCGCGAACGCGGCGATGATAAACACCCCGTCGTAGGTGTCGACTGCGGAATACCCGGTATCGGTAAAACTCGAGTCCGCGATGGTGATGTTGTTGATCGTACTCGAGGCAACGATTAACACCCCGTGCTGTGCGTTTAACGGAGCCCGGTTACCGATGAAGGACAGGCTCTCGATGCGGCCCCCGTTCGAAGCTTGTATGTCGATAGCGTGCCCGGACTGCGTAAAGGCCGTGTAGCTGTTGACGAGCCCGACATCCGCGAGAATCGCTCCCGAAGCCTGCGCATATAGCCGCAAGGCCCCGGACCGGCAGTAATCGATCACGGTCGAGTCGATCCAGATATGCGCGGCCGTCTCTCCCGCCTGCGGGGTGACCCACACACCGACATCGCAGTCGAAAACACTGCACCCGCCAATCCGGAGGTCGCCTGTCTTTTGAACTCGAATCCCGACTGATCCGGACGCCGCCCCGGTGACGGTGTGGCACTTGGTCAACCCCTGTGCGTTGGTGCCGAGGATATTCCAGCCGTTGCCGTTGAAGAACCCCACCCAGCAGAACTCGAAGAAGATGCTGTCCCCCGCGGGGCTGTCGGTTACCAGGAAGCCGTTCGCCACCTGCGACACGTTCAAGTATCTCCCCCAGAACCGTATCTGGGCATGAACCCGTACCGCGTAGTTGGTGGCTGCCGCATCCCCGGGACCGGAGATCGTCATGTATTGCAAGGTGTTGCCGGTGCCGAGGTGCGAGGAGCCATTGGCCGACCCATCGAAGTTGAACAAAGCACTTGCCTTATAGCTGGTGACCACCTTGGTCGTATAGAACCCGTCCCCGGAAATCGTGACACTGTCTTTCTGAATCGCCACCGGGGCCAGAAGCGTGTGGGTTCCCGCCGGGACCCGGATATACCCGCCCGCCGCATCGAGGCTGTTCACGGCTTCCTGGATGCCCGCCGTCGCCGTTCCTATCGTCCAGGCACCGGTGTGACTATTGGCGCAACTAAACGCCAGCGTGCCCGAGGTCGCGCCCGATACCGCCGAACCCCCGGTGATCAGAACCACCTCGGCAGTTCCGGTGCCGCCGGCAATCGCCAGGTAGTGATTGGTGTTGGTCCCGTTGATTCCCTTCGGCACGGGCGCGAGCGTAATCACGTTGACTCCCGGCGTCAGGCTCACTGCCGGGGATTGCGACCAGATGTACTTGGTCGAGATGATCCCCCCGCCATCGCTCGTGATGTTCGACAGGTTCGGGCCAAGCGCGGTCTCGATAGCGGTGATCTCGGCGGCCAATGCGTTGTGGTGCCACGCATCTATATTCGTAACCAGCGTGCTGCCCGAGGCGTGCGAGGACGCGAACGTGCCGTCGAAACCCCGAACCACGGTAAGGTTGTTGCCGTTGATAGATGTAACGCTGACAATCTCGCTATCAACCGACAGCAGCATATCCGGCACCAGGCGCGAGGCATCGCCCACCGTGATGATGGTGTCGCCCGCGCTGATGTTGCCGCGCAGTGTCGTCTGCACCCGGTTGGCAGCTACCTTCAGCGCCGTGTCGTAGGCAACGCTTGAGGGATACCGCGCAATCGGACGCACCAGCGTGCCCTGCATCAGGCTGACGCAACTATCACCGTTGGTTGTAGACATGAATGTTTTCCTTTTTGAGTTACGAAGCTGCGGGGACTGCGGACGGTGGCGGGCCTTGCGCGAGCGTCGCGGTGTTCATGGCGGCGATCGCCGCCGTAGCGTTGGCTGCCTGCTGCTGGTATTCGACTGGTAACGCTGACCCATACTCCGGCGCCAGCACCGCGGCCAGTCCGTAACGCAGGGCATGTTCGTAACCAGCCGGAAGCGCGATTGTGTCACCAAGCGAAGCGAACTGCGCGAGCGGCTTCAGCGAGAACAACTCGAGCGACGATCCGGATTGCACGATCGGCCAGAGATAAATCGTTGCTGTGGGAAAACCCGAGTCGTAATACAATTCCTTCGCGAATTTAGATGTGGCGGTTCGATCTTTGGGCTGGGTCCATTGCGCCGATGGCACGACACTCACCGGAAAGCTGATGCCGGAATAACTAACATGAGCTGCTGTAATCCTCACGGGGCGGGACGGCAGAGTATAGGATGAAGCACCAGTTAACGGGATCGTATCTTTCGATTCGACATATATAGGAACTCCCGCCGCGCTCCAGTTACTAACCATCTGATTTAAAGCATTCAGTGCGTCATTCGATTCGGTAGCTGTAGGCGTTTCGCCCGAGTCGAGTACGCGGATCAGGCGTAAAGCCGAGTTGATCAGCTCCTGCACCGTAATAGCCATATTTCTCCTAAAATAGAAGAGGGCCTGCGCTGTTTGTACCAGCAACAGACCCATGCACCAAAGCCCGATGGAGGGGCCTCAATGCGTTCTCATCCTACTCGATTCGAGTACCTGCTCGAAGCGCTTAAGACCCCACCAAAAGATAAGGCTGCATGTATGGAGTGGCCCTACAACTTAGTACGTGGATATGGAATGCTCGACACTGAAGGGGGGAAACGGTATGTCCACCGTATGGCCTACATACTCCACTACGGTCCGATCCTGCCGGGGAACTGGTTTATCTGCCATAAGTGCGATAACCCCAAGTGCTTTAGACCATCTCACCTGTTTCTCGGAACTCCCGCTGATAACACCCATGATTCCATCAAGAAAAGACGATATAACCAACGTGGAGAAGCAAACAATGGAAGCAAACTCACGGAAGCCTTAGTAAGAGAGATGAATACCTTGTATTTATCTGGTAAAACCAGGGCAAGTCTCGCAAACCAATTCGGAATTTCCTGGCAACAGGCAGCAAGCATTGTTAACCAGGAAAGTTGGTCTCATCTAACAGACCTGTCGTGGAACCGCTAGGTCGTACGTACTTCAATCCAACCCATCCTCTTTGCGTTGGCCCTTGCCGATGCCGTGTCCAGCACCCGCAAGAGCCTTCCGCATCGCATCTTGAACGTTACAAACTTAGGGCGCTCCTTGGCCTGGTTTGCGATAGGCGCGGGTGGAGTCGTCATTCGGGTCGCCTGTAGCGGACGGCATCTTGCGTCTCCAATCGTCCGGGAGCTTCTCCGCCGCATAGCTCTTAGCGCGGGTCGCTTCTTCCTGGCGCTGATCTGCCTCGAGCGCTGCCTGGATCGCAGACATGATCTTCCGTCTTGCCGGGTCCTTGCGATCCAAGCGAATGATCAGCGCATCTTCTTCATCGAGCTCGTGGATGGCGAACGGGATAGACGTGGACTTATGCTCACGGTCCCCTGCTCCCCGCTTCTGCTTGTCCGCGGGAAGTTGCGTTGGGCGTGGCTTCTCCTCGGCGTGGGTGGTCATTTCTTCTCAGCCTTTTTATTGTGCTCGACGTGGTCGCCTTGAGTTCTGACTTCCCCGCGATTGCGCCGCTCGTCGTCTTCCTCACGGCGTTTGCGAACCTGCTCTTCCGTCTCCGTTGGCTTGTAGTTCGGACGCGGCGTGTCCTTCGGGCTGATCGCCCGCATCGGTGCGTTGTCCGCATAGCAGTCCAATGCCTGATTGACCGCAACGTAATCCAGAGACAACCTGCGGGAATCGCGGATCGCTTCCGCTTTGTCCTGCAGGGTGAAGTTGGTGCTGCGCGTCGTACGAGACATCTGCGGGTCGGTCGAGCCATGCGGCGCGGTCGCCCATGGACCGCCCTCTGCCGTTGTTTGCGCGGTCTCTTCTTCGGGGTTGTTTACGATCGCGGTGTCCCCGTTTGGCGCAAACATTATCTTCGGATAGTCTTTATGAATATATTGGAGACTCCACCCATCAGGTTGTATGGCCTCAAATTCCTCTTTG